CCACGAGAAGGTCAATTGATCCGGGTTGAAGGGGCCATTGCTCATGCTTCGTCATGTCTCCGAAATTGGGAACGTTGGGATAGTGGTGCGCGAGTACCGCGCTTGGGAATGGTTCAATCTCGCTGAAGCCCACGGGCGTCCAGCCAAGATGGTGCCACGCAACGCTCGCGGCCTCAATGCCCGAGCATATGGAGAGGTATCTCATGCCTTCGCCTTCGCGCCCTGTCGCTCGAGCTCGTCGCGAAGCGCGCCGCCCTCGGCGATGGCGATGACCTCAGGCATCGGGAAATCGTTCGGCACGTCGTGCGGCGTGTTGATCGCCGTGCCGTCAAGCCGGATCTCGAGCAAGTCCCAGGACTTCAGGCGCCAGTAGCGCGTCCGCACGCTGCCGTGCTGGTGGAAGCGTTCGTTCTCGTCCTCGACCCACTTGGCATCAACGAGCACCGATACGTCGTTGCTGCCGAGGTATTCGGCGAGGGTGCGATTGGTGCGGGCGTAGTCGGACGTGAGCGGAACGACGTGGTCTACGTGCAGGATCATGCGAGCCTCCATACCCGAATCAGGCGACCGTGTGTGGACGGGCGGCGGCTTGCGACCACCTCGCCCGTCCATGCGAACTTGCCGTCGAACACGCTGCCAGCGGCGTTTCCTAGGTCAGCGTAGTCAAGGCCGTTCTCGGCCATGAGCGCCGCGACCTCGTCGGCGGTGACGGTGTTCCCGTTGCGTGCGATGAACGCGGCAAAGCCGCGTGCGGCGGCGAGGAGTTCATGCCGGCGGTCGGCGGCCAGGGCCTTGCCGATGACCTTTCGCCGTTCGGCCTCTGCGGTGTCGAACAGGTTCATCGGAACCTCCTCGTCCGCAGCTTGCGTGGATCCAGAATTCCAACGTCGAGCACGGTGTAACCGATCCCATCCCGGTGCTCGACCACCACGCCGAACAGGTCGTATGCGCGGTCGATGATGTTGTTCACGGTGCGAGGCGTGACGTCCCAGCGGTGGGCCAGTTCCTTGCGTGTCATCGGGTCGGACCGGCAGATGGTGACCATGTCCAGGATCCGGTCGACGAGGGTTTCGGTGTCCTGCCTCACAGTTCCACCTCCGTCTTGGCGTGGACGGCGAGGAAGTCCTTCTCGGCCTGCTGGAGCCACAGGATGGAGGCGTCGAATTCGTGCTCGGCGTCGAGGTTGCTCTGGGCGACGGCGCGGCTGGCCGCGATGACCTCGGCGCTCACCGAGTCCCCCAGTTCCATCGCTGCCGCGAGAAGCACGTTGTCGTACTTGCTGCGAGTTTCTTGGCGAATCGTGATGTGGTTCGTGACGGTGTCCCTGACCTTCATGGCAGTTCTCCGGTGTTGTGCGCCGAGCAACGCGCTCGGATGCGGGGTGTATACATCGGGCTATATCGGCGGCGCAAGGGGGTTGCGTTAGAAATTCCGGCAAGAATTTCTTACGGCGTGAAATCGCTGGGAAAGTGCGTAAGTTGAGCGGCGCATGGTGTCGATGACGCAGCACCAGCCAGGATCGTTCACCGTCGAGATGTCGCATGATGGGGATGGATCGAGCCCGTCGCAGGACTGGAGCCAGGAATATCTCCTGATCTCCGACGCGCACATCGACAACGCCCACGCGGATCGGCAGATGTTCGAGCGGCACATGCGCCAGTGCCGGGAGCGCGGGGCGAAGTGGCTTTCAAACGGTGACTTCCTGTGCCTGATGCAGGGAAAGTGGGACCCGCGCTCGGATACCTCGGCCTGCCGGCCCGAGCACCAGGATGGGCGCTATCTCGATGCCGTCATCAACACGACCGCCGATTACCTCGCGCCGTGGGCAGACATGGCGCTTTTGTTCGCGCCCGGAAACCACGAAACCGCGATCCGCAAGCGGCATCAGACGGACATGAACGAGCGCCTGGTCGAGGCGCTGAAGGTCCGGAACAAGGACTGCCGTGCATATGCAGGCAGTTATGCAAACTGGGTCCGGTTCCTCGTCCGCAAGAAGGGACAGCGCCAGCTCGTCGCCGGCAGCGTCGTGATGTACATGCACCACGGTTACGGCGGCGGCGGCCCGGTCACCCGTGGCACCATCCAGACGGCGCGCATGGCCGTCTATCTGCCGGACGCCGACCTGATCTGGACGGGCCACACCCACGACGAATGGATCATGCCGATCCAGCGGGCGAGGCTGTCGCTCCACGGCAGGCCGTACCTCGACCGCGTCCTGCATGTCAGGAGCCCCGGCTACAAGGACGAGTTCAGCGAGGGCAACGGATGGGCCGTCGAGAAGGGCATGCCGCCCAAGCCAAAGGGCGCGTTGTGGCTCAGGTTCTGGATGGAATGCGCCCGCAGGAACGGGGTCGCGACCCGTACCCTGCGCTTCGAGGTCCGTGAAGCGCAGTAACTGACCGTCTGAGAAGGACAGATCCAGGAGCATCCATGCCGACGCCAGCGAAGGGCAAGCGATTCGTGAAGGTGGTGAAGAACCCGAAGACCGGGCGCAGCAACAAGGTGAGCTACGGCCAGGCCGGGAAGGCCAAGGGCGGCGGCGACCGCATCAAGCCTGGCACCGCCAAGGGCGATGCGTACTGCGCCCGCAGCTGGGGGCAGATGCAGCGCAGCTCGGCGGCGGCGAAGAACCCCAACAGCCCGCTGCGCCTGTCACGCGCAAAGTGGAAGTGCAGCGGCAAGACCTCGAGGAGCTGAACATGGCAAAGAAAGCAGCGAAGCGCGGCCTGTACGCGAACATCAACGCACGGCGCAGGGCCGGCACCAGCCGACCGAAGTCGAAGTCCACGGTGAGCCCATCGGCATACCGTGCGATGAAGCGCGGGTTCAAGTGATCCGGCCATGAGGGTCCGGCTCGGCGGCAAGTACTGGACGCTCAGGTTCAGCCCGAACCTGGCCGACTACGGCAACATGGTCGACCCGGGCCATGCCGCAGGCCGCGTGCTGCGGATCGCCACGTGGCAGTCCGAGGAGGATCGTTTGGACACGACCCTCCACGAAGCCATACATTGCTGCCGACCGGAATTGGACGAAAAAGCCGTCACCGACTTGGCGAACGACCTGTCTCGCCTGTTGTGGAAACTCCAGTACAGGCGCGAAGCCTGACCCAAGCCGTATCCGCAAATCAATGACAGGCGTCGATTTCCGCTTACGTGATGGCTTCCGTTTGAAGAAACGCATACAAACGGGCTAACGAACGGCAATCGTCGACACCTTATGCGGACCTGTACGCCGAATCGTCAGTCGCGCCAGTAGACCTCGTCGCCGCGACGGTAGTGCCGGAAATCGCGCTCGCCCTTGGCGTATGAGGTGAAATGCGCGTCCGTGTACTGCGCGTAGTTGTTCGGCAGCAGCATGAACCAGCCCGAGCTCGTCTCGATGAGGTTGAGGGGCTTGTGCTCCTGCGGGTAGCGGCTGAACCCATCCGCCCAGTCGAACACGATCCCGGTGTGCCGGCCCGTGAATCCGGGCCTCTCGCCAAGTGCGGTCTTCTGGGAAACGCCCATACACGGCAGGCCCTCGAGGTAGTTGAGGTGCACGGCCTCGAGGTGCTCGCCCATGCCGCCCCAGGGCGTGAGCTCACGCGACCCGCCGCCGGCGATGGCCTGCGGGTGGAACGCGGTGGTCATCGACATGAGATGCAGCGGGATGCCGCACCAGTGCGCGCCCGTCTCGAGCAGCACGTGCGCGAGGAGTTCCTGCCCGGGCCGGCAGTACGCCGCGTGCCAAATGCCGCGAGTCGTGCCCTCTGGCATGTTCGGCCCGAGCGCCGAGTTGTGTACTTGCACGTAGAGATGAAACGGAAGATTTGCGTGGCGCGGCATTTGCGTAGGTATACTGCCAATGCGGAGGGGTGAGTCTGAGGTGGCTTCGCCCCCAAACACTCACAGGGGCAGCGGCAGAAAGCCAGCGATGGACGGCCCGCTGCGGCGCAACCCTTGGTGTAGCAAACGCATACCGCCGTAGGGCAGGCCAGGCTAAGACCTGGCGCTGCCCACCTGACTACCAAACTAGTCATGTGACAAAGTGATGACACTTGACGGCAAGTGTCAACGTCTCGTCACACGTGAATCGGTCGTATGTGATCCGAAACGAAACGCGGCCCGGGACTTGCGTCGACCAGGCCGCGCTTCCGGGGGTTCAGTCAGGTCACGCCGCGCTCGGCGGCGACTTGCCGCTCTGCCTCGTCAGAGAGGCGCGCCTGACGCGGGAACGGTAACCCGGCATTTCGTGGAAGTCAAGGGTTGACCGCCTAGATTCGGTTGTTACCATGGGGCGCAAGAGCGGCTGCAACTGCTCAACAACCAAACGACCGTGGGCAGGGCGGGTCAGTGTGCAGCCGCTCCCCGCCTTGCCCCGGTCATGTGACGCACGGATGGCGCGACCCATCACGACCGAAATCCTCGAGCTGCGCGGCCTCACGGGCGTGCAGAAGTTGGTGCTCGTCGCCATCGCGTCCCATGGCCAGACCGCCTTCCCGAGTCAGCGCCGGCTTGCCATGCTGACCAGCCTGGGCGTCCGCACCGTGAAGCGGGCCGTGACCGAGCTGCGCGCCAAGGGCATCCTGGCGACCCATCACGACCGTGCGTCCTTGACCTACACCGTGGTTATGGGTGGTGCCACACAGGCACCAGTGGTGCCTGACAGGCCCCTGGGTGGTGCCACACAGGCCCCTCCGATGGTGCCACAGTGGCCCCCTAACTCTAAAGGGAACTCTCAAGAGAACTCTCCCCCTATAGCCCCCCTCAAGGGGGGCCGGCGGCGGCGCCGCCATGAAGCAGAAGCAGACCCGAACTGGACCCCATTCTGAAAGGCAGGCCATGAACGACCAGATCACGTGGGCAGACAACAAGCGCTACATGGTGTCCCTCTGGCCCAAGTGGAAGCCCACCGACGCCGAGGCTGGACTCATCAACAGCCGCTGGTGCCACCTCGACCAGGCGAAGCTGCGCCTGTGCATGGACAACAACCGCCTCAAGCGCAGCCGCGTCCCGGACCTCGCCGCGATCCACCAGGAGTACTGCAAGATCACCGGGCACGGGAACCCCGGCCAGCACGTGGTCGAGAGCACGAAGCGCTACATCGACGAGACACGCGGCCCGACCGAGGCCGAGCTGGCAGAATGGGACCGCGAGGCGAAGGCGATCCTCGCCACCGCAAGCCCCGAGGAGATCAAGGCCGCGAAGGAGCGGCTCGGGATCGACCCGGACAGCGACCGCATCCTCGGGCTCATGGTCGAATACTGCCGAGAGCACAAGCACCGCCGAATGCCCAGGGGCGAAGCCTGAAGAAATCATCGTTTCCTGCGCGCACGCGAAACGAAACGAACGCTTTGTAGCATCGCCCGCATGGCGGGAAAGCGAAAGCCACGGCACAACCCAATCCTCCTGGCGCAGTTCGATGACTGCCTCCTCGGGATCATGTACCCCCGCCCAGACGAGGAAGACTGCATACCCGTCGCCGTATACAGCGCCGAGATGATCGCAGCCCGCCTGCGCGACAACGAGAACATGTCAATGGCCGACGCCAGGTGCTTCGTCACCGACCGCATCGAGCAGAATTACCTCGGACCCGGCACCCCCAGGATCATCTGGCCGGCAACCGCCGAGGATTTCGGTGAAGTCATCACCTCGCAGTGATATACTGCGGGCAATGAATATCGGCTCGTATGAGGACGTGAAGGCAGCGATCACGCATGGCCTCACATCCCAAGGAACCACGCGAAGCGCCCTCGCACGCCGGCTTGAGGCACAAGGTGCCCTCCGCGCACACACCGTGCAGTGCCTCCTGTCCACGGCCCCCGTAATCGGGCGCAGACGCCCCACGTTCGATTCCGTCCTGAAGATCGCCCACGCAGCCGGGTTCGAGCTCCGGCTCGTCCTGAGGGATTCCTGATGCCCAGCAAGACCCCCAAGCAGCGCAGGACCATGGCCGCCGCCGCGCACTCGGCAACATTCGCCCGCAAGGTCGGCATCCCCATGAAGGTCGCCAAGGAGTTCAACCGCGCCGACGTCCGCGCAAAGGGCAAGCGGAAGAAGCGGTGACCGCCCTCGTCGCCTACGACGACAACGGCCGCCGAGTCGGCCAGACCCACCACAATGCCACGATCACGGACGAAACCGTCACCCTCATCCGCGTGCTCCACGAAGACCGTGGATGGGGCTATCGTCGCATCGCCAAGCACCTCGCGCTCCGCTGGCAAACGGTCGCGAAGATCGCCCGATACCAGCGCCGCTCCGCAGTCCCCTCCTTCTGGCGGCGACCTCGCGATCAGAAAGCGCGGCAGGCAAACGATTTACACGCAGGAAGTGGTTGACGAGATTTGCCGCCGGCTGTCGAACGGCGAGTCGCTCCGAGAGATTTGCAAGACTCCGGGAATGCCAGACGAGCGCACCGTCAGGGATTGGCACATCAACAACCTGAACGGATTTGCCCCGCAATACGCGAATGCACGGGTCGCCCAGGCCCACCGATGGGCCGAGGAGATCGTCACCCTGTCCGACATGCCCCCGCCGCTCACCCCGGACGGGCGCTACGACTCCGGCGCGGTCGCGCACCAGCGCCTCATGGTCGATACCCGGAAGTGGCTCCTGTCCAAGGTGCTGCCCAAGGTCTACGGCGACCGCGTCAGCCTCGACCACGGCGGCGGCATCGTCCTGAACGTCATCACCGGCGTCCCGGATGCCTGAGACGATCCGGCTCGGCTACGAGCCCAGGGCGTGGCAGCGCAAGTGCCACCTCGAGCGCCGCCGATTCACCGTGCTCGCCCTGCACCGCCGCGCCGGGAAGACCGAGCTGGCGCTCATGGAGCTCATGCACCGGGCGGTCAAATGCACCGACGAACTGGGGTTCTTCGTATATGTCGCCCCGTTCCTGAAGCAGGCAAAGGCCATCGCCTGGGCGCGCCTGAAGCAGAAGCTCGACCCGTTCATCCGCACCGCCGCCGTCGAGATCAACGAGGCCGACCTGGCCGTCACCTTCAAGCACAACAAGGCCACGATCCGCCTGTTCGGCGGCGACAACCCGGATGCCCTCCGCGGCGTGCGCCTCGACGGCTGCGTCATCGACGAGGTCGCGCAGATCAAGCCCGAGGTCTGGAACGACATCCTCCAGCCCGCCCTCTCCGACCGCAAGGGATGGGCCATGTTCATCGGCACGCCCGCCGGGATCAACCTGTTCAGCGAACTGTTCTACCGGGCAGGCTCCCTGCCCGACTGGTATGCGGCGAGGTACACGGTCCACGACACGGACGCCCTCGACGCCGAGGAAGTCGAACGACTCCAGCGCGACATGCCCGAGCAGGCGTTCTCACGCGAGTACCTCTGCGACTTCAGCGCCGCCGGCGATGACCAGCTCATCAGCCTGTCCGAGGCCGATGCCGCCGCCAGCCGCCGATACCCGGACGGGGACGTCCTCGAGTTCCCGCTGGTGATCGGCGTCGACCCGGCCCGGTTCGGGGATGACCGCAGCGTCATCGTCCTGCGCCAGGGCCTGCGGATGGAAGACCCCGTCATCCGGCAGGGGATCGACAACATGAACCTCGCGGCCATCGTCGCCAGCATCATCGAGGACCGCGACCCGGACGCCGTGTTCATCGACGCAGGCGCCGGCTCGGG